ATGGCAAGTATCAAAGCCAGGAAGCTGGCGTTACCGTTGCGAGGGGTTGAATCAATGTCTGTTCTGCACCGCATCGAGTTTCTGCGCCGCCACGGCTTCTGGCCGGCCCCTCTTCAGGTTGTGCCGCGCCTGACGGTTCACAGCGGGCCTGATGCTGCCGCGGATCCCGCCACCTGATGCCCCCCAACCTCCTCCGCCACGCTGCGCAGCTCTCGACCGCCGCTGACCCCAGCTGGCAGGCCATGGAGCAGTCGTTGCGGGCGGAGGCGGCGACGCCGGTGGAGGCCTATGGGGCCAGCTTCAGGGAGTACATCGCCACCTCCTATCCGCGGTTCCCCTTCACGCCCCACACCGAGCGCCTGATCGATCTGGGTCAGCGCGTAGCCGATGGGGAACTGCCGCGGTTGATGGTGGAGTTGCCCCCCAGGCATTGGAAGAGCACGATCTTCAGCCGCTTCCTGCCCGGCTACTGCCTGCGGCGGTTCCCCGATCGCTCCGGCGGCATCTGCTGCCAGACGCAGGACCTGGCCACGGGCTTCAGCGAGGCCGCGAAGGGCTACTACGTCGCCTCCGGCGGCACTCTGCGGCCATCACTGAGCGGCAAGGAGGAGTGGGCCGGCCAGGACGGGATCGGCAGCATCTGGACCGCTGGCATCGGCAAGGGCACCGGCAAGCCCGGCCACTGGCTCTTTGTTGATGACCCGATCAAGGGCCGCGAGCAGGCCGAATCCGCCGCCTTCCGCCGGCAGGTTCACAACTGGTGGGATTCGGTGCTCAGTACCCGTGAGGAACCAGGGAACTCGGTTGTAGTGGTCCACACCCGCTGGCACGAGGCCGACCTGATCGGCTACCTGCTGGGCAAGAACCTGGAGCTTGAGAAGGAGGGGCTGGAGGACGAGTGCGAGCGCTGGCACGTGGTCAGCCTGCCGATCGAGGCGGTCCCGGCCAACGACATCAAGCCACTCCCCTCCACGGTCACCCGCGAACCGGACACACGGCAGCCCGGGGAGGCGCTGGACCCACAGCGATTCGACAAGCGCTGGATCCGACGCAAGAAGGCCAACACCCCGGATCGGGACTGGGAGAGCGTCTATCAGCAGAACCCATCTGTCGGAAAGGGCACGGTCTTCTTCCTCGACCGGATGCGGTTCTACGGCACCACCGCATGGCCCGGCCATCCGGGTGATCCGCTACTGCCGGGCCGCTTCATCCGGACGATCCTGTCGGTCGACGCGACCTTTGATGACACCGCCGGCAGCGACATGGTGGCCATGACCCTTTGGGGCCAGACCGAAGCCGGTGCATGGCTGCTCGATCTGGTGAACGAGCGCCTGGACTTTCCAAAGACCGTGGCCATGATCAAAGCGCTACGGAAGCGCCATGAATTTGGAGAGCTGTTGATAGAGAAGAAGGCCAATGGTGCCGCCATCATCAAAAGCCTGACCCAGGAGGCCCACGGCTACCGCGTGGTAGCGACTGGGGTCGGCACGATGGGCAGCAAGGAGAGCCGGGCCAACGCGGCCAGCGTGCTGTTCAACCGCGGGGAAGTGTTCCTGCCCCGGTCTGCGCCGTGGTCTCAGACGGTGGTCAATCAGCTGGTCAAGTTCCCCGCTGACACTTTCGACGACATCGTGGACTCCACCACGCAGCTCCTGATCTACCTGGAGGGTTCCGGCCCGCTGAGCTTCGCAACCGTCAGCTGGGGTCATGGCTCGGGGCAGCCCATGGCGCTGGATCAGACCACCCTGCAGGTCATGAGGCAATCGGGCTGGACAGAAGAGGTGATAATGGATTATCAAAACCGGATGAATCGATAGCGATGGTTTCCACTACCCCCCGGCGCAGCGCCAGGAGCCGCAAGCCGCGGGAGGTGCCGCCGGCTGTAGTGGAGGCGCAAGCCGAGGCCCTGGGGACATTCCCGCCGCCGACCGCCGGCAGCGAGGAGCTGGCGGCCAACAACCTGCTGTTGGCCGCCAAGGAGGCGAACCGCCTGGCTGCTACGACCGGCATCGCCTACGAGGATCTCTACCCGGTGGCCCTGATTGGCTTGCTCAAGGGCTGCCGTCGTTACGACCCGGAGATCGTCAACCCCGGCACGGGCAGGCCCTACAAGCTCAGCACGTACGCGGTGCCCTGCATCCGCGGCGCTCTGCTGCAGTGGCTGCGCAAGCACGGCCACCGCTCCGGGGTCCGCTGGCCTGACGCCTGGCGCGATAGAGCGCCGGTGGTGCGCCGGCTGGTGGCAGAGGGGGCCCAGCTGGCGGCCGTGGCTGAGGCTGTGGGACTGCCCGAGCAGGAGGTGGCCGAAATCCTGCGGGTCCAGGCGCCGGTGCGCACCTGTGATCCGGACGTGCAGGGCTTCTCATGCCGCGATCCGGAGCTGGCTGACGAGATCGAGATCGGCGCCGAGCTGCAGCAGGCCCTGAAGTGGGCTGATGAGGCCCATTGCGGCCTGGAATGGGCGGACCGCCGGGCGCTCGAGCTCAGCTGGTGCCAGGACCGCCGCCGGACGCTGATCCGACTGCCGTTCGGGCAGTTCATCCGCAACGCCCGGGCCCTGACCCGCGGCCAGCGCCTGCCGGAACGCGCCAGCCAGCAGGATCTGAGCCTGCAGCTACCGACGATCGTGGGCACCAGCCAGCAGGATCTGGCGCTGCAGTTGCCAGCGATCTCAGCCGGCGGCGAGGCGGCACCACGGCGCATTACCGACCCGCGGGAGATCGTGACAGCGGTTGAACAGCTGGCCCTGTTCGACAGCGGGAAAACTGCAGCAGCAGACGAAAGGCCAGGCGGTGCGGCTGACGATCAACCATCCCAGCGACCGCGGCAACTTGCCGAGCTTCCAGCATCCCCGGCTGAAGGAGGTGCTCAAGGAATTGGATCTGGTCGGCGATTGCTGGGACCTGCTGCGGAACAGCAAGGCGACCTATCTCAAGAAGGAGGACGGTGAGAGCAAGACCGCGCACGCGGGCCGGCTGGAGCGCAGCAGCTACCCCAGCTTCTACCGCGATGCCGTAGCCGCTTTCGCCGGGGTCCTGAGCCGGTATGAGTTGCGCGAGGCCCCGAAGCGGCTGGTAGCGGAGGGCGCCGCCAACATCGACGGCCGGGGTAACTCGCTGCGGGCCTGGGGCCTGCATGTTGACGCCCTGGCACTGCGCGACAACGGCTGTCTGGTGATGGCCGACCTGCCGAAGGGCCGGCCCGAGAGCCGGGCGGCGGAGAGAGCCGCGAGGCGCCTACCGCGGTTCAGCTTCGCGGAGCGGCGCAACGTCCTCAACTGGCGCATCGATCCCGATCTGCTGATCCCCAGCCAGGTCACGGTGCTGGAATGGGTCGAAGAAGAGGACGGCGACTACGGGGTGAAGCTGGAGCCCCGGTATCGCGTGATGAAAGGCGGGGAGTGGCGGCTGCTGAAGGTCGAGGGGCTTGATCCCGTGGGCAAGGGCCGGGCGAGCGTGGGCGACGGCAGCGTGATCGAGGTGGACAGCGGCACCTTCACCGGTGCTGGCGGCGCCCTGCTGACCCATCCGCCCTGCCGGTGGTACTCCCCCAGTCGCGACCCGTTCGGCGAGGGGGCGCCCACCCTGCTGGCCCTGGCCAACCTGACCCTGGACTGGTTCCGCGAATACTCCGACCTGACGGAGCTGTTGCACCGCTGCGCCCTGCCGGTGGCCTGGATCCGTGATGCGGCGCGACTGCCGGGCACGCCCCTGACCCTGGGCCCCAACAGCGTGGTGGAGTTGCGCGGGGAGGGGAGCGAGATCGGTTTCGCTGAGCTGGGCGGCAGCAGCCTGGACAAGCACATCCAACACCTGGCCAACATCGAGAAGCTGATCGATCGGTCCACCCTGTCGTTCCTGTTCTCCGGCGGCGGCGATCGGACCGCGACGCAGGCGGAACTGGAGAGCGCCCAGGTGCAGGCCACGATCACCGGCATGGCTGAGGCGAAGAACAGCTGCTGGCAGAGCCTGTTCGAGCTGTGGGGTCAGCTCAGCGGTGACCTTCCGGGCAGGGACGCGGGCCTCGATCTGTTGCCCGGCATCACCGACAAGCCGGTGGATGACGCCTTGTTGGGCCTCGCCGGCAGCCTCTACGACAAGGGCCTGCTGCGCCGCGAAACCGTGACCCACCTGGCCGGCAAGCGCGGCATGCTCCGGCCCGGGGTGGATGCCAAGCGAGAGGCGCAGGAGCTGGACGAGCAGGATGCCGAGGCCGAGGCCCGCCTGAACCCACCGACACCGGGCCCGGCGGAACTGGGGAACGAGGGCATGGAGGATGAGGAATCGCCAGAGGACGAGGCGGAGGACCTGGCGGAGGACGAGCAGGAGCTGAGCTGACATGGCCACCATCGGCGACCGCCAGATCCGCCTGGCAGACGACTACGCCGCGGCCCTCGACGCCCTGGCCACCCGGGCCACGGAGAACACCACCGCGGCACTTGCCAAAGCCCTGGCCACCACCCTTCGGGAGCTGCGCCGGTACTACCGCCAGGCGATCGATCCGGAGCTTGAGGCCCAGCTATCTGCCGATGGCGTGCTGCGCCGGCCGGGGTCCTACTCGATCGCCGACCGGTCAGCGAAGTTCCAAAAGCTGATCCGCCTGGCCCAGGGCTTCATGCCCCCGAAGGCGCTGGCGGCCCTGCAGGAGCAGTTCCTGCTGGACTTTGAGCAGGCGGTGACGCTGGGCGGCGAACTGGGGCAGGAGCTGGCCCGGACCGCGAATCCCGAGGCTGAGGCGCGGGGCCTGTTTGTGGGCGCCTCCAGGGCAGCGGTGCAGGCTGCGGCAGCCACGGCCAGCGCCTACATCCGGGGCGAGGTGGAGAGCTTCCGGGACAGCATCGCCCGGATCGTGACCGATGGCGTGGGCCGTGGCGTGAGCGGTCGGGCGATCGAGAAGGACATCCGAAAGGCGCTGCTGGGGGCCAAGGATCCCCTGGGCCTGAACAACCGGATGGGCCTGAAGCAGCGGGCGGAGCTGATCGCGAGGTCGGAGCTGGCCAATGCCTATGTCGGGGCCCAGAAGGCCGCGGCGGCCCGCAACGGCTACGCCTACGGCCGATGGATCGCCACCAAGGATGAGCGCACCTGCCGGGTCTGCGCGAGCCGTCACGGGCGGATCTACAGGCTCGATCAAATGGTCGGCTCACTCCACCCGCGGTGCCGGTGCGTCCTGTCCCCGGTTGCCACCGAAGCGGTCGAGGAGCCTGATCCCGAGCTGCGGGCCAGGCTGCTGCGCACTGAGTTCTGGGACAATGCGCGGGAGGAGGTGACGGCCGCGTTCGCCGAGGGCCAGGGCTGGCCCCTGGAGCGGGCTGGGAAGGTGCTGGAAGCGGCGGTGCTGAAGCCCTCCCCCAGCGAGCGGCGGCAGTATCCGGACATCGACCGAGCGCCGTCGCCGGTGGCCTGAGCGGGAAACCTGAAGCAGCGGCAGTGGTTTCGTGGCCAGGGGCGGAAGAGGCGGAAGGTCCTACGTGCGGGACTCTCGCGGCCGGTTTGCCAGCACCCCAGGCGGCGGCAAGAAGGCCCCGTCAGGCCTGCCGAAGCGATCGCCACGAAAGGCCGGCACACCCCCGCCCAAGCGCCGGGGCCTGGTGACGCAACGGGCGGCCGTGAGGCGCGCCAGCGCCAAGCTCAAGGGGTTGGACACCTCCGGCAGCTACTCGGGAGCGCTGCGGCAGCGGGGGCAGAAGGCGGCGGTGACCAGGGCGGGGAATCAGCTGAAAGCGGCGGAGGCCACGGGGCGGCGGCGGATCGCTGGGGGGAAGGTGCAGGGGGTGGTGAGGCCCGGCTCGCGCACGTCGGCCAGCCCCAAGGGCCAGCGATCGCCGCTCGGCCCGGAGCAGATCGCCGGAGCAAGGAAGCGAGCGAGTGAAACCCCGGAGGCGTTTGCTAAGCGAAAGCTGGACATGGTTCGGTTTAAGCTTAATCAACTTCAGGAGCGAAAAGGGTTGCAAGAAAGCGACCTCAAGCGCAGGCGAGGGCGACTGGAAGGTGAGGCCAGGAAAAAAGCGGCCAGGGCATTGCGAAAAACACAAAGATCCATGTCGAACCTAAAGGAAGCAGAGCAACGCTATTCCACTGCTGTAACCAGAATACAAGATCGGCGAAACTGGGAGATATTGGTAAGGACGAGAAGAAAAGCCCCGGCCAATGAAAGAACAGCAAGAAACAGACTGGAGACCATGCAGCGCCGTGTTAGGTATTACCGCAGAACTGAGGACAGGCCTCGTTATGCTTGGGGCAAGGAATATGCAGGCCCAGAGCTTGCGCGGGCAAGCACTGATCGAGGGGTTGCCATCGCGGGTATTTCTGGGCAGCGTTACATGTTCAGGTCTAGGGCTAAAGCGATCACGGCGCAACGGGAGCGACGCGAGCGAACAATCAGAGCAGGAAAACCGGTTCGTAGACTAGGGGTTACATATGGACATTCTATCCACCATTTCTACCGCAGGGGAACGTCAATGCAGGGCGACCTATTCACTGGGGCCTTCAAGAAAACCAGGTCAGGAGGTTTACGGGGGCTGGTTCGCTACAAGCCCAGTCCCAAGCCCAAGCCCCGCCGCCGCAAGCGCTGACCCATCCGGGAAACCTGAAGCAGCTCCCGCCGCCCTTCCCATGGCCTGCGGCAATGAGAAAGGCCCCCAAAGGAGGCCTTTCCGTAAAGCGCTAGGTCTCAACTGGGACCGAGCGGTGTTCCCACCGCGGGACTCAAACCAGTTGACGAGCATCGCACTGAGTAAAGGGTATCAGACCGGGAAACCTAAAGCCAGATTCCACCCATCCCCTCGCCCCTCCCATGACCTGCGGCAAACCCCACACCGGCAAAGGGATGAAGGGCGCCAAGCCCGGAACGAAAGGCACCAAGAAAGGCAAGTGATCCCGAGCGGGAAACCTGTTCTCAGTAGCGTCCCACCATGAGCGCCCCCCATCGCCCCCCAAGCCTCCGCCTGATCCAGGCGCTGGCTGTTGCCGTCGAGTGGCGCTGCGTCGCGGCCACGCGGCAGGCGCTCCAGGTGCTGGCCCTGCTGGAGCCGGAGGAAGGGGAAGGGATGCTGCGCTGCCTGGTGGATCGGCTGGAGCCCGATTCGCGGTACTGGCTGGCCACCATCGACGGACGGAGGGCCAGGGCGTGAGCGTCAAGCGCGAGCCTGGTGGCTGCTACCGCGACATGCGCACCGGGCAGTTTGCCTGCAAGCCCGGCACCAAACCCGGCGGCAAGCCGGCAGGCAAGCCCGGCGCGAAACCCGCAGGAAGGCCAGGCGCCAAGCCCAAGCCCAAGCCCCGCGGCGGCTGGTTCCCGATGCCAGACCAGCGGAACGACCGCTACAGCGTCGCCAGCCGCCGCACCCGCAAACCTGACGCCGCCTGATCATGGCCCTCGCCCTGCCCCCTCTCAACGCCCTCTGGCGGCCGAACACCGGCAGCACCCTCGATGACCTGGAGCGGATCCGGACCTACATCGGCTGGCCCGGCACCCAGGGCAGCCTGACGGAGTTGATCATGCAGCTCAACACCGTGGCCGATCTGCGGCCCGCGATGGTCACCCAGGTGCAGGCGTGGGTTGATGAGGTGGCCGACCTGGAGGAAACCCAGGCTGATGCGGTCGCGGCCGGCACCGCCCACCTGGGGAACGCCGAGGAATATGAGGGCCCGATCCCCGGCACCAGCCCGACGCGTGATCAGCAGCTGTCGCAGGCTGAGGGCCTGCAGTGGGACACGAGCTTGCTCAAGGCCCGCTACCGCTTCGGGACCGGCTCCGGCATGGCGGCCACAGCCCAGGGGCAGCGCGACAGCCGCATCGAGCTGCTGATCGGCCGGATCGCCGCAGCGCTGAACGTGCGGCGGATGGTTGCGCCGGGCGCCATGAGCGGTTCGGCGCCGCTGCTGCGGAGCTGAGGGGCGGGCGGCAGCGGGAAACCTGAAGCAGCAGCAACACCCCCATGGC